AAGGTTGGAAATGGCACGATGATTTAACAATAGATACACCTTTAGGAAAAGTTTATTTCTGCCACGGCAAGACAGCAGATGTTTTAAAGCTAGCGCAATCAATGGGAATGAGTTGTTGTCAGGGTCATTATCATTCGTCAATGGGAGTAAGGTATTATGGCAACAGCTTAGGATTGTACTTTGGCTTACAAGTAGGTTGTATGATTGATAATAAATCTCTTGCCTTTCGATACAATAAAGTGCAGAAAGCTAGACCGATAATCGGTTGTTCAGTTATAAAAAATGGGCTACCAATTATTGAACCCTTTATTAAAGATAAAAACGGAAAATGGATTGGAAAACTATTATGAAAGACACAAAGCTAAAAAACACCCTTTTAAAGAGCCATAGAGCCACGCAGAGTGCGTCTGAGCCTTTAAACGAGCAAGTGGCGGGTAGCTGGTACAAATCGCTTAAAATACAGCCTATTGAATATTGTATGGCTAATAAGTTAAATGCTTGTCAAGTTAAAGTTATAAAATATACAACTAGATGTTTGTTGAAGAACAAAGATAAAAAAGGTAGAAAACAAGATATAGACAAAGCTATACATTGTTTAGAAATGCTAAAGGAGTTTATAGATAAAGATGTGGTTTAATTTATTAACTAGCGGTGTAAAACTCGGAGCAAAAATTTATCAAAATCGTAGAGAGAGTAAGGTGCTTGAATCACAAGCTGAAAGACTACACTTTGAAAAAATGGCTAACGGGGAAATCGAATACAAACAAGCAGTAATGAAAAACAATCAACAAGGGTGGAAAGACGAATTCGTATTGCTTTTAGTTTCTGCACCTGTGATGTTATTAATATGGTCTATCTTTAGTGAAGATCCCGAAATTATGACTAAGGTAGATTTATTTTTTGACAAATTTAACAATATGCCTTTTTGGTATCAAGCATTATTCATAGGAGTAGTTAGTGCTATCTATGGTCTTAAAGGTGCTGACATTATCAAGAGAAAATAGTAATATAAAATCTATGAAAGTAGATTTTGTAGTAACATATTTAGAAGTACAAGTTGAAACGGCTGACAACCCTTTTGGAAGTTACGCAACATTAACTTTTATAGATACCTATCCAAATTTTCCAAAAGTAGATAAGACAGTAAAATATTTTAGGGATCAAATTGATGTTAGTTTATTAAAGTATGATTATACTTTTCATCAGATAAGGAAAGATACTGATTTAACTCAGTACGAGATTACAAGACATTGAATAAGGGGGATTGCTCCCCCTCACAACTATTAGTTTCTAGTTAGCTTTTCAGTTGCTAATTCGTTAATAGATTTTGTTTTTAAATGTTCACAATAACTGTGTCCATTTTTAGCTTCTACTTTAGCAAACAAGTATAATTTTTTTCTATTGGATAATTCCAATTTTACTTTCTTATACCTTTCGTCATTAGTAGATTTTACTTTAGCCAACGATATGGATAATTTAGAATTTTCCATTTTTTCGTTTACAACATAATCAAAGACTTCCTGTACTTGATCTTTCACTTCATCATATTCTATTTCTGCTTTGACTAATCTTTTGTCTAAGAAATCTAAATAGCTTAAGATTTGATGTGGATCAAATACAGTTGGCCTATGTTCTATGTATTTAGCTAAAACAACCTTGTCAGACATTAATCCTCTAATTGATCAGGATTAAATTCAGTCGGATCAGGTGCAGGACTATTTTGGAACTCTTGCATATGTGCTGGGAGTTCATCGTCCATTTCTTGTCTTGGCTGATACGATGGCTTAGGTTGATTAAAAGATGGATTTACTTTAGTCTTATCGTAATAAGGGAAAAGTTTCCATTCATTATTCTTACCCCAAAAACCTTTCAAAACTAAGTTTTGATTGTTTAGAGTAATAACTAAAATACAACCATCTTTTTTTGTTGTTGTAAGTTTAGCTGTTCCGCCATTACTACCGCTTCCGCTATTGTTATAGCTTTTCTTTTGGTAGTTTTTGTTGTTGTTGTACTGTGGTCTATTATTATATTCCATCAGATTCTCCTTGTTAGTGTTATTGTTTACTACTTTCCATTGTTTCCATTATGTACTTTGCTCCAATGAAAGCATTAAACAGTTTTTTGCTTAGAGGTATTTCTTTAATCTCAATATTTCCATCTTTTTTTGGAAGTCTTACAATATAAGATGAATGTATTTTCGATTTAGTTTCTTCCTCATAGGCATATGTATACGCATTTAACTGCAAATGATAGTCAAATGATATATGATTACTTGTCTTAATATCAATTAAAACAAGGTTTCCTTTCTTGTCTTTTACAACAAGATCAAGAGTACCAGCATAGTTATACTTTGCAGAATAGATTTTTTTCTCTAATTCTACTACTGTGTATTCTTGTTTATTCCACCATTCAAAAAAGATGTTCCAGCAATTTACTACTGCTTTATCTTTTTGAGCGGGAATGCTTTTACCTTTAAGAAAATCTTCAACAAGGCCGTGAACAACTGAACCAACTAGCCCAGCGTCCTCTTTAATCTTGTTTGTTTTTTCTTTAGCAACTTTGAAAATTCTTTCAAGTTCTGCTCTATCTAAAGGTTCGTTATTATCTAGCTTACGATTGATTAAGTCTTTAGCTTCCTTTAAAGGAGTATAAACTAACCAATTAGTCAAACTAGGTTTCGGTACACCTCTACCACAGATCCCTGTAACAGAAGCTACTTTTTTATCGTCAACATAGTACATATGCTGTTCATCGTTATAGCTTATGACTTTGCCGTTTTTTAGTGGGTATTTTTTCCACATATTTACCTTTCTTAGTTGAGTTGTTTAAATATATCGTCTACGCTTGTCTTATAGTATTTACTTAACGCAAACAATTTTCTTACCGAACAATTTCCTAACTCAAACTTATATAAACTATGAGTAGAAGTTAGTACGTTGTTGTTGTCTTGCACCACCGCTTCTGCGGTAATGTTTTTTCGAAGTCTAATACTTTTAAACTTCAAACCAATTATTTTATTAAATAGTGATGGGTGTTTCGTTTTCTTATACTTACTAACCATACCATCTAATAAAAAATTATTTTTCATTTCTCTATCCATATTGATACCTTAGTTCAACACAGAATGGCCACGATTACTCAGGCATTTTCTGTAAATTGCTCTATATTTCGTATCAGATATAGTAGTGTTGTCGAACAACCAATAAGTAAAATTGCTAACTAAACCGCTATTATCTTTTGCAACAGTTTTACAATGTTGCTTATCGTTAGTGATTTCTTTAGCTTTATCCTCATTGTATGTGCCTGATCTACCCGCAGTATCTACCACAGGTTTATACGCACAATTTGTTACGAATAACATTAAAGGTATTAACCAAAATATTTTTCGCATTTTGCTTCCTTTCTAGTTTGTATTGTTTCTTACAATTAGCAGAACTATTTAATAAACAAACCCATTCAGCGTGATAAGGATTAGTGTCGTCAAACCTGTAACCCTTTTTCTTAGACACACGTTGAATAGCTTCAATTCTTTTATCTGCCCAGCCCTTTATATGACTTACTTTATTCATATAAGAAAGCCCATTACGAAACCTATGAAAAAAACTATTATGTGATTTTCATATTTTTCAATTAACTTAAACCAATCTTTTGGTGTTTTATTTAAGATAATCATAAGTTTCCCTTTCTATTATTTCGAGTAGCTGACTCATCAGTATCTAGGAACAACCCTAAATATATGAAGCGATGAACTGAATGTTTATTCAACTCTGTCGAGGGAAAAAATTGTTTCACCGCTCCATTTCGTCTATCTTAATGCGTGAAGTGTACTAGCATTAAATATGATATGACCGCCAAGTTCTTGAAAGAACCTTGCTCTACTTTCAGACATTTCATCATCGTTAGCTAAATTTGTAACTGCATTAGCTAAAGAGAAGTTGTCTATTGTGAAAGTATCGCCATATACTTTATCAAGTCTAGTAAAGATACCCGCTCTCTCATCATCAGTTAAACTATGCTGTTTAGCTAATTTAACAATTTGATCAGAAGAAGTTTTCTTAAACTTAGACGCTTTGAACACACCAAATAAATCTTCAAATATTTTTGGATCCTTTAGTGCTGTTATTTTGTCTAACATCTTTTCTAAACTTTCTTCACCCTGAGTATCGTCATCAGCGTGTAGAACTTTCTTACCAACGTGTTTAGCTAAAAATGTTCCAACGTAGCTAGGAGCAACCATTCCATTAGTACAAACCAATCTGTATAAGAAAGGTAATACTTTGAATGAACCGCCACCAACTTCATTGTTAGTGATTGTTATACCCGCTTGTATAATGTCATCAACTTGGGGTGTACCAACATTTCCCTCTATCTCAGGAAATACACCTGTAATAGATAAGTTGTCGCCATCATAATCAGCGTGTTTTATTTCACAACCAACATCAAGCATACGATTGATTGCTTTAGTCGCAATAACATCATTATCAATTCTTTTATAACGATCAGTTAATATTGCTCTAGCAATTTTCGTATCGCCTTTTTCGTATGCTCTAACCATATAGTTTCTTTCTTTTGTATGATCTATCCAAAAGTTAAGATTCTGTACGACTAGCTGTTGGCTAACAGGTAAGCACTTCTTAATGTATCTGCTTCCTATATCCAGCTTTCCACAAAATAAACTTAAAGAATGATCTGTGAAAGATAACTCTTTATTTTCTCTAGTAACATCTTCACCCTGAATAATTAATTCAGGATAAGATCCTTTCGAGATTTCAGTATACAAAGAACTTAAAGGAACAATGTAATCTTTCTTATACTTTACATCGTCATTTATTCTTTGTAGCATTTGTTTTACGTCTTGTCCTTTTTTCATAAGGTTTCCTCTTTCTAGTTAGTAATGGTTCTGCCATCATCAGTACCTATCAACCACGATAAGTAGACTAGCGAATTATGACCCGCTAGTTTCGGCTTTATTTTCTCCACCCTTTAAATTCACCATAATTAATTATATTAAAATTAATATCGTGAGCAGTTTTGTTAATCGTACCATTAATGCTATTTTTAAAAACATCTAATAAGTCGTGTTCTTGACCTTTAAACATTTCATTCACTTTGCTTAATAGCAAGTTTCTCATCTCGTTTACTTTTTTCTTATTGTTAATCATATTTCCCTTTTTTTAATAAGATAATCAATAGCTTTGACTTCATAAGACTGCCAAACTAAATTATCTCTATCTTTAATGTTTGTGTCATTTTCCCAAACTCTTTGAAGTCTTTTTTTCTCTTTATAAAATTCTTCAAAGTCGCAATAAAAATATTCAACTGACTTATCAGGATAAATCAATTTATAATATTTTTTAACGCTAGGTGTTGAGAAAGCGTTATACGGAAATGTATTTACCATATTTACCTTTCTAGTTTTTCGTATTGGTTGTTTAGCTAACATCATCAGGATAACTTGCTAAAGGCTATCGAAACTAAAATAGAACGAAACTTCAAAGACGGATGTACACCCTACCTTTGCGTGGCTATCGATGACTAAAGAACAATATGTTAATTGCAAGGCTACAAAGAGAAACGTAATTACAAACTACAATAGCATACCTAAAAAAGGTCTACGATCCTCAGTGGTCAAAGCCGACTAACAAACTCTAGATCAAAACTTAGAATTAATCCGTCATCGCACTGAATCAGTTTTTATGAGTTTAGAGAATAGCACCGATTAAGCATTTTCTAGTTACTAAGAACTATCGCTGATTTGCAAGAAAAAGCAAAGTCTTATATTTAGAGTAAACATTGGCTTTTTTTTATGTTTTTGTCGTTTTTAGCAAAGTTTTTGACGGGTTTTAAATAATGATTTGAACTATAAGTGGACTGTAATGAAAAAATCGGTTATAAAAATATTAGAGAAAGTTCGAGTCGTCGGCTTATCTCCCTTTCTAGTTGGAGTGCGTAGGGTTTCTAACCGATTACCTTACGCACCTAAAAATAATAAACAGGAGCAATAATGATTGAAGAAAGTGAAAAACTTTTTAATGAAGCTGTTGGTGTAAAAATCAAAAGTAGACGTAGAGAGTTATATTTAAGTCAAACAGATGTTGGAAAACAATTAGGCGTTTCGTTTCAACAAATACAAAAATATGAAAAAGGTACAAATGGTTGTTCAGCAAAAAGAATTGCAGAATTATCTAAAGCACTAAAGATTTCAATTTTGTATTTTTATGATAATATAAACATAGAGGTTAGAAATGATCAAAGTAAGAGTTGATAAAATTTTCTTAGGCAAAGTAAGTGTAAGAGATTACGTTTACAAAAAAGCATTAAGAAAAAAAGATTCATTAGGTATTGAACACGGAAAAGAATTTATGATTATACCTTATGCTAATCTAAAAAAAGCAAGACAAATAACTGATCAAAGTTTTACATCTAAATTTAATGGTAAGGATTATAAGTTGATAGATTTTGATTGGAAACCTTGGAAAGACCCAAACCCAAATCAAGAAAGGTTAATATAATGTTCATAGATAAATATGTAATAAAATCATTTAGTAATGAATGGAAAAATGGTAAACCAACAAAAAAAGAAACTTTAAAACATCATTTAAAATCTGATGAAATGCTTAAAGGAAAATTATTAATTCAATTAATTGATGATCTAAACGAAGCGTGGCATAGATACGATGATAAAGAAATTAGTATTGAAGTTACATTTAAAGATAGGAGTTAATAATGGCTGAAAAATATTTAGATATTCCTAAAACTGATGAAACTCAACAATCTACACCTGAGGAAAATTATTTCTCACGATCAAAAAACCAGTGGATTATGGTTTCTGATATGTCTGATATGCACGTAAGGAGAGCGTTCAAAAGATTGTTGCGTATGATAAGATTAGGACAATTAGTAGAAATAGAAGATAGTCATAAAGATACTTTTGATAAATTAGAGGTAAGAAATGAAATCGAAAACATTGAACATCACTGCAAAAAGATCAAAGAAAAAATCCAAGAGTAAAAAGAAAAAATATTTAGTAGGTATTTATTACGATGGATATACAGGAAAAGAAAAAAAAATCTACGCAGATGAACCACCTAGCAACTAGGGTTATGGGTTATTTTGAATTTAAACTAAATTTAGAATTAAATTATCAGAATACTTATAAGCAAGATAAAAAGGTTAGACGATTATATAAACAATATTTAAATGAAAAAAAGATACAAGGAAAGATTTGATAAGTTACGTCAAATAGGTTGTATGGCCTGTGGCAGAAATGACCCTGTTATTCATCATATAAGAAGAAATACAGGATTATCATTACGGCCTGATCACGATGACACAATCCCATTATGCCCTCAACATCATAATATGGGAAATCAATCGGTACATCTTAATAAGAAAATGTTTGTTTCTTTGTTTGGAACTGAGGAACAATTATTACGAACGGCAAATATAAAAATCAATCAATTAGAAAGGAATGATATATTTTATGGAAAAGGAAATAAATAAGTTTCACGCATTACAGTTATTTACTGATACTTTTGTGGCTGAAACAGTACATCTAACAAACGAAGCACAAGGAGTTTATATAAGACTTTTATGTTTTAGTTGGACGAAAAACACAAAACCATTTACAGCAGATGAAGCGTATAGAATTTGCTATTGTAGAAGTAAAGAGTGTGAAAAAATAGTACAATCAGTATTGAACGAGTTCTTCATAAATGATGATGGTAATTATACTCAAAAAAGGTTAGTCAAAGAACACGAATATTTAGTTTCTAAATATAAACGTAGATCGGAAGCTGGAAAAAAAGGGGGTCTAGCAAAACGTGATAATGCTACAAGCAAAAACGTAGCACCTATACCTAGTCCTATTCCTATTCCTAAACCTAATAATATATATGACCCTCAATTTGAAAAGATTTGGAATTTATTAGATATACGTAGAGGATCTAAATACAAGGCTCACGAGATATGGAATAAGCTGTTTTATGCTATAACAGTATCAGATGAGGAACTTACTAAAATGTTTAATAAACAAATTAATGGAGTAGAGGACAAATTTGTGCCACATTTCAGCACTTGGCTATCTCAAAGAAGATGGGAAAATGAAGAAAGTTCAATAGATACGCCTACGATTATTGAAAAGATGATAAAGTTAAAATTTAAGCATTTAGGAAAAGAAGCCCATTATGAACTATTCCAAAAAGATGGTAAAAAGTATAAGATTGATAGATATGATAAGGATCATTTAATTCAAGAAGTATGAAAGCAATATTAAGGATATTTTTATACGCTAGAAAAAGAATAATTAAATTATCTATTGAAAATCGTATACTTAAACAAAGAGTTGAATTATACCAAGCTATATTAGACGAACCTTATGAGAAAAAGCATTAAAAAGAAAAAGACAAAGTTTGAACACATTCTTTATAAGAAGAAAAAATATTTCTTGTATTCTATAAAATGGCTTGATATTCTTGGCGACAGTTCTCACGCAGATGCAGAAGAATTTTCAAAAATGCAACCAGCAAAAATGATCACGCAAGCATATGTCTTTAGTAAAGATAAAAAATATGTTAGGACTTTTGCTAGCTATGATGAAAATGAAGAAAGTTTTAGTGATAGAAATGTTTTTCCAATAGGTGTAATCAAAGAAATGAAAAGGATAGAATATGAAGATTGAAGAAATAGATATTGATTCTATTAAACCATACAAAAACAATCCACGTGAAATACCAATAGAAGCAGTAGACAGCGTAAAAAAATCAATACAACAATTTGGAAACAATCAACCCATTGTGGTCGATCAAGATAACGTAATAGTTGTTGGCCATACTAGGTGGAAAGCATTAAAAAATTTAGGCAAGAAAAAGGCATTTATTATAAAAAAAGATTTTCCAAAGTCTGACGCTATCGCATATCGTATAATGGATAATAGATCAGGTGAAAATGCTAAATGGGAAAAGAACTTATTAAAACAAGAGATAGAAACATTACAGGAAAATGATTTCAATTTAGATTTAACAGGATTAAATTTTGATGAGATTGAGAAATATTTAGAAACACAACCTGTATTTGATCCGCCTAATAATATCATTGGTGATTTTAATACTGATGAAATTACAGCACCTACATCAAGCGTTAAAATGGTTCAATTATATTTTAATACTGAACAAGCGTTAAAGTTTAGAAAGATGATAGAGGAATTACAGAAAGAATATAATAAGGAAAATGCAACCGATACGGTATATGCAATTATCGAAAAAGAATATAAAGCGTACAAAGAAGAAACAAAATGAGAACTATAACTGTAAAACCAATACTTACTGACGAACAAGTTAAGAAGCTAGAGGGTGAATTTATTGACGAAAGTTATATTAAACAGTTAATCAATACAGATACGAGAGTATTAAACGAAAAAGGTGAACCATTATTGGTATTCAAAAAAAATTGCATACCAAGTAATCATTGTAAATTAGCTTATCCTGTATTTAAAAAAGCAATAGGTAAAACAAGTAATAGAGGTAAAGCTGGTGGAAAACATAATTTCAAAGTTGGCGATATAGTAGATGGATCAGTAGTAGGAAAAGTATTAAGCGGTAATAGATTTATAACATTAAAAAAAGATGGCACTTTATC